CGCCTCTGGTCGTCGTACACCTGCTGCCAGTCGCGGCCGGGTGGCCCGGGCGGCCCTGGCGGGCCGTCCTTCCCGTCCTTGCCATCGCGCCCGCGCTTGACTTTCAGCGTCCACGCCTTGGACCCCTCGCCCGGTTTCGTCGCCGTGGGCGTGTGGCAGTGCCATTCGGAGCCGGCGCAAGTCACTCCGTCACCCGGCTCATACGTCCGGCCCTCCGCCCAGACGCCGCAGTAACGCGGCACAGGGATCGTGAACGTCCCGAGCACCTTGACGACATCGCCGCGGACGCATTTGAACGTGAACGCCCGCTCGCCGTCATGCTCCACGATGAGGTCGTCAAACCCGACGCCGTCCACGCCATCGCGGCCAGCCGGTCCGGCTGGGCCCGGCATCGGCTGGCGTACTTCAACCACGGCCACTCGCTCGCGCACGGCCGCCAGGTCGTCCTTGAGCGCCCAGCAGGTAGATCGCGTTTCCTGGACGATGGCGTCGCACTTCCGCGTCACGTACTCCCGGACGACGGACACGACGATCCGCGCGAGGCTCGCGCCCTCCGCTTTCGTCACGCGGCCAACCCTTCGCGGAGCTCGAGCTCAAATGTCGTCACGCCCTCGTCGTCATCCTTGGTGACATCATTCGGGGCCGGCGGCCCTGCGGACGCGACGGGCGCCGGCGTCGGCTTCGCAAACGGATCCGCGGCGTCCCGCTCGGCGAGCGCCTCGAGCGAGAACATCTGCTGCTGCATGTACGGCGTGTGGCCCCCGGTGACGGGGCCGAGGCCGAAGTACTTCCGCCGCGCTTCATCGGGCGACATCCCGCCCGAGCCGATCGAGTCGGCCGCGGCCTTCGTTTTCGTCGCCGTGTCCATCCAGATCAAATCGTCGATGTCGAACTCGGTCCCGTACTGGGTCGTGCTATTGACCGGGTCGAGGATGCCGAGGCCCTCGTCCAAGCTCTTTTCGAAATTGGTCAACAGCGATTGAATGCACTGCGAGTAGTACTGCTGGAGCAGCGGTTCGACGTTGGCGTACGGCGGCGGCGGGCCGACGCCAATCATGTACGGCGGCACGTGGTAGCACGAACACACCGTTTCCGCCGTCCACTTCAGTTGCTCGATCAGTTGCGCGTCGACGGCGTTCATCGACAGTTGCGTGTATTTGACGTCCGCGGTGAAGCCCGCGATCCGGCCGGCATTCTCCGCACTCGTGAAACCTTCGAAATCCGCTTTCAGTTGCGCGACCTGGTCTTTGGTCATCCCCGCCGGTCCCGTGAGGATGCCGCTCGGCCGCGCGCCCTTGGCAAAGAAGGTCGCCGAGCTGTTCTGAATCGAGAGCCCCTGCGTCGCCGCGAGGCCACAGGCGAAGATGGGCGTCACGCCGATCAGCGGGTGGAACAGGCAGATCATCGTGTCGTGGATGATCTCGCGCGCCGGCACGATGAGCGTCTCGGCCTCCATCCCCGCCAGATCGCCCGAGAGATCATCGCGGCGCAGCTCGTAGTAAATCCCGCCATCCGGCGCAACCAGCGGCTTCACCCGGCACGGGTCCAACACGTACAGCGCGATCACGACGCCGCGTTGATCCCGCTGCTTCAAGACGTACGTGTTGCCCCAGACCAACTTCGAGGCAATCCACTGCTCGACGAACTTGTTGATCGTCTGGTAGCGGTTCGGCTTCCGCAGCACCGGCGAGAAGGCCGGCGAGTTCGCCTCCGTCCAAATCCCGTCCGCGGTGCGCTCGACGAGCCGAAGACAGAGCTTGCCGATGTCGGAGGCGATCAAGGTGACGCACGCGAAGACCGCCGAATACGCGAGGACCAGATCGCGGCGGGCCTCGACGTTCAGCTGCCAGGCGCCCGTGTAGGGCTCGCGCACGACCAGCGGCAACCATCCGCCGTGGCTGCTGCTCGCCTCGCGCATCGCCGGGCTGAGCGCCTTGACCGTGAGCTCGAGGCCACGCCCGAACACCTGGAACCGGATGGCGGCCATCAGCGCGCCGGGTCGGTGATCGTGAACGTCGCCGGCGTCGACAGATTCCCCCCCGTGCGGACCTGCACGGGGAACGCGCCCGCCGTCGCCGTCGCCATCGGGAGGACTGTCGTGACCTCGGTGGCCGACACCACCGTGGTCGGGGCGTCGGTCCCATTCCAGACGATCACGCTATCGGCGCCGAACCCGGTCCCAATGACCTGGAGCGTGACATCCGGGTCGCCAAGGGCGGCCGTGGCGGGCACCAGCGTCGTGATCGTCGGCGGCTCGAGCGGGAGGTCCGTCCAGCCGTCAATCGACACGAACCCGATGCCGCGCAGCGTCTCCGCGAGCACGCGCTCGGTTACGGCGTACGTCTCGCCTTCGGCGTGGGCGACGCTGTTTTCGGTGTGGAAGGTCCGGGCAGTGACGTCGACGGAGTCGCCGGCCATGAGAGCTGCTCCTGTTCGTAACGCACGGCGAACCCGGCGACCTCGAGCGTCTCGACCCACGGGTCGTCGACGGTGATCGCGTCGCCGGGGTGCGCGTACTGGCCGTCCCAGTAGCCGTCGCGCAGGACGGTCATGGTGATCGCCATCGCTCAGGCGGTGTAGGTCGCCACCGTGTACTGGACGACGCCCGCGCGCGCCTTCTTCCAGTTGATGAACCGCTCGGCGCGCAGCCCGACGTAGTTGTTCTGCCACAACGAGGTCAGGACCGTCGTCGCGAGCGCCGGATTGTCCGGCGCCGAATCCATCTGCACCGAGGCTTCCCGGCTCGCGTCGATCGTGACCCCGCCGTCGTCGGCATACAGCACTTGGGTGGGTTGGATGAGCGCGACCGTCGTGCCCGCGGCCTGTGAGGCGACCGCTTTGTATCCCATGATCGTGCCGCCGTCCTGCGCGAGACCGGGGAACAACGGCTGCCCGAGCGGGTTCAGCGCGCTGGTCAAGGCGAGCGCATTGGTCTCGGACAGGACGAGCACCGCCCCGACGGTCGAGATGTTCGCCACCGTCATCGCATTGGCGAGCGCCTGGATGTCGGTCCGGGCATTCGCCGGCGTCGTGCCGGCCGTCGTGATCGGCGTGACGCCATTCGTCACCGAGCCCGGCGAGACGCCGGCGACCGCGGCCTTGGTCGGGTCGATGAATTCGGTGTCGAGGAATTGCGCAATCCCGGCGACCATGTCGCGGCGGATGACATCCTCCGCGTCAGGCGTCGACGTCCGCGCGAGCTCCTCGGTGATCACGATGATGCCCGCGCATTTCGTGATGCCGAGCGTGACGGTCGCGAACGCCAGCTTGCCGACGGGCTTCGGCGCGCCCTGGCCGACCCATTGGTAGGTGCCGCCGCCGGTCTGGGCCGCGACCGAGACGTTGAAGGGCACCTTCATGAAGCCGGGCACCTTGCCGAGAATCGTCGCCGGCCGGAGGAAGGCGATGAATTCGTCGGTCAGCGGTTTGATGGGCGCGAGCGGCCCGGCCCACGTCGCGTCCGTGGTGGTGCCGGCCGCAACGGCCGCCTTGAGGACGAGCTCGACCTCCGGCGACGAATCGTGCCAGCGTTTGGCGTACTCGACGGCCTGCAGCGTCGACCCCTTGGAGACCGCGAGCGCCTGACAGTAGCGGATAAACCCGGTGCCTTTCGGCAGCGGGCTCGTGACCTGCACGACCGGGACGCCGGCGCGCTGCCGGCTCGCCTCCTCGGGCGTGCCGGCCGTGATCGGCGTGGCCTTCGTGATCGCCATCCGCTCCATGTCGTGCAGATCGACGAGCTCGGTATCGATCGACTTGATCTCGGCTTTGAGGGTGTCGAATTCCTCGCGCTCGGCCTCGGTCTTCGTCCGGTTCTCGTCGGTCGCCTTCTGCTGGATCGCCTCGAGGCGGGCGACTTTCGCCGCGCGGGTGTGCTCGTACTCCGTGATGCGTTCAGTCAGCGTCTTTTTTTCCATGCGAGGCGCGCCCTTGTCGGCGCGCACGATCGGGAGGGGGTCCCTGTCGCGGGACGAATGACGGCCAGGCGCGGCCAGGTCGAGCGATTTGATCGACGAAATCGTGGCGCCGGCATTCGCCGGAATCGCGACGAGCGAGAGTTCCAGGACCTCGGTTTTCAGGAACCGAAACCCCATCGTCTCTTTGTTGAAGGCTTCCTCGATCGCGCGGAACCCGATCGAGACGCCCGCCAGGAGGCCGGTCTTGATGGACGTCCAGGCCTCCTCGATGCGGTCGCGCACCGTCCCCGCCTCGTCGACCGTCGGCAGGGTCGCCTCAAAGTCGAGGCCCGCCGCGGTCGGCGGAAAGAATTTCACCTGACCGACCGGCTTCTGGGTGTTGTGGTACAGGAGGAGCGGGAGCGGGTTCTTGAAGGTGATCCCCAACGGCTCGACGACGTCGCCCATACGGTCGGGCTCAGGGGTCGAGGCGGTCCCCCTGATCGTGCGCGTCTCGGCGTCGAGCGCCTTGATGTGGAGGACGGCGTACGCGCGAGACAGGCTCACGCGTGACAGGATGCGCCCGGCTCTACCGTTTCGGATGCCGAAACGGGTGGCGGTCGCCGTAATCGGCGACGTACTCGTTCACCGCCTCCCGGATGATCCCCGCCATGCCGGTGCGGTTGTCACTCGCCACGCGCCGGAGCTCGAGCCGTTGGGCCGGCGTGACGCGCACCGTGATCCGCTGGGTGGCCGCCACGTCAGACAGCGGCGGGCGCCCCGTTCGCGTGTGCATCGGCGTCCTCCTCACCCGATTACGACCATCTGACAGACCGGCGCCTGCTCGATCGGTTGCGCGATGCGCCGCGCGTTGGCCATGACGAGCGCGCACGGCCCATCGATCTTGTCTTTCGCGGCCTCTTTATCCAGCCGGACTTGCTTGCCGCGGCCGGGCCGCAAGACGGCGTTATCCATTTGCCACGACATGATCAAGTGCTCGCCATGCACGAGCGCGACATCCACGATCAATTTCTGCACCGAGCGGATCGCCTCATTGAGCGGAAAGCCTTGTGGCGTATCGACCATTGTGATCTCGGCGCCTTGCAAGTGAATCGCGAGTTGGTGGGCAAAGCGTTTGTCGTAGGCAATTTCTTTGATCCCATCGGCGCGCGCATCCTCAAGGATCGTTTCTTCGATGAGATCCACATCCGTGGTATCGCCCTCGGTCACCGTGAGGATCCCGGCTTTCTCCCATTCGACGTACGGGCGATCCGGATATTTCTCGAGCGCGGCGCGCGGCAACCAAAACCGCATCTTGAGCACGCACTGCGATCCGAGATCCCACAAGCGGGCCCACGCGGCGAAATCGTCGGTCTGTCCCAAATCGAGGCCGCCGTAACACGGCACGCCCTCGAGCTCGCCGGCGCTCGGCATGGGCAACTGTCCACACTGGCGCCACCGCGCCATGTTCCAGGCCGGCGTGTGCGCCTGCGTCCACACGCAAAAGTTGAGGCGGAGGACGGTGTTTTCCTCGCTCGCAATGTGCCGCGCGTTTTGCACCTGGCGATCGAGGTATTCCTGTTGAATGATGATCCCGAGGTTGGGATTCGCCTTGATGTGACAGGCCGGATCAACCAACGGATCGTCGCCCTCGTCCAAGGCGCACACGTAGGCAAAAAAGCGTTGATCGTCCACCACGCCCTCGAGCATCTTGCGCGCGTGCTCGTGGTGTTGCCAGCAAATCGACGTGCGGTCAAACCCACTGTTGGTAATCGAGAGCGAGAGCGGTTGCTTGCGCCGTTTCATGCCGGCGCGCATCTTGTTGACGACAACGGCATCGGCGTACTCGTGTTCCTCGTCAAAGATCACAAAATGCGGCCGCGGGCCCGATTTGCCGCGCTTCTCTTTCGACATCGGCCGAAACCACGAGTACGTGGCGGCGTAGGCGAGGTTATCGGCCGACTGGTAAATCAGACTCGCGAGATCCGGCGAGGCCGCGACCATGCGATCGGCATCGCGCCAACACAACCGCGCTTGCTCGATCCCCGTGGCCACGGAATAGATCTCGGCCGCTTGCTCGCCATCCATCGTCAAGCCGTACAACCCGATGCCCGCGGCGAGCGGCGTTTTCGCGTTGCCCTTGCCTTCCTCCACGTACGCCTCGCGGTACCGGCGGTACCCATCGCGCCACCGCCACCCGAAGATCGATCCGACAATGAAGGTATTCGCCGGCGTGAGCGTAAACGGCACCGGATCGCCGTGCGGATCCAACGTATCCGGCAACCGCAACACGCCCTCGAAAAACTCAATGATGTGGTCAGCCGCGGCCTCATGAAACGTCAGGCCGAGCGGATGGCCGGCTTTCTTCGCCGCGGCGTGGCGCTCGCGCACATGCCGGGCGCACGCCAGGCGCACCAGTGGACCGGCCACGATCCGGCCGCCCTCGACATCCGCGGCGTAGCGATCAACGCGATGGACGAACGATTTCACGATCGATCCCATGCGGTTGTCGTTGGGCGATGGCCTGATCGCGCGCGGCGATGGCTTTGCGCAACCGTTGGCGGTACGCGGGTTTGGTTTGCGGCAGCCAGAGCAGGCGTTCAAACTCGGCCCGTTCGCGCCGCAAGGCGTGCACCGTCTTAGTGCACCCCATCGCCACGCCGCAAGGATGCCGCCCGCTCTTGGAGCTCCACCAGCTTGGACCGTGGCCGATCCGGCGGTTGACCGCCCTCAGACGCCGCCGGCACCGTGCCCGGCGCCCGGTGCCCTGTCCAGCCGAGCCGGGCCCGGCCGATCGCCGTCAAGCCGAGCTCGCTGGCGAGCCGGGTCTTGCGCGCGATCCACTGGCGCACTTGGTTGTCGAGCATCCGCACGAGCGATTGATCGAGCGCGGAGGCGAGCAACGCCTGGCGCAACGCCACATCCCGATCCACCACGGCGGCGCACGCCCGGCAATAATCCGCCAGTGTCTCGAGATCGGCATCCGTGAGCAACCTGGCGCCGCTCAACACACCGGCGAAATGATCCCAATACCGCCGTTCAGGCTTAGTCAGTGTGGCCGGCGCCTCGAGCTCGGCCCGGGCCGGGATCGGCGCCTCGGCCCGGGCCCGATGCGCGGCGCGATCCTCAGAATTGTGCAACGCCCGATCGGCGGCCGGTTTCGGTTTGCGTCCTCGCATTGAATGTTCCCCGTTGTTTTGGTGAATCGCTTTTTTCTACGGCGTGCGAAGTTCAG